CGAAACAATACACCCACAATGTATGCCAGATGAATATAAACACAATGATGTTGTAACTGCATACAGAAATTATTATTTAGGTGCGAAGAAAGACATAGCTAAGTGGGACAAAGGAAGACAAGCACCAACATGGTTTAATGAGGAGAATATAAATGGAGTATAAATACACATATAGATTTAGTGAGCAGACAGTAGATACTAGATACTACAAAGTAGAATCTAATACTAAACTTACTCAAGCTGAGATGCAAGATTTAGCTTGGTCAGTAGAGATGACAGAGGGAGAAACATTTACGTGTGATGAAGGTAAAGCTACGTTTGAAGGTACTGAGTTTGGAGATGATGCACAGTATCAAATGGAAGAAGGAGAGGAGGACTTAGCAGATGATTAAATATATTATATACACACAACATGCGTGTGAGTTTTGTAACAAAGCAAAAGATTTATTAAACGAAGCAGGAGAAATATACGAAGAACGATTATTAGATACACCTGCAAAAATAAAAAGGTTTAGAGATGCAGGACATAAAACTGTTCCACAAATCTTTCTACACGTAGGTGGGTATACAGAACTAGAAGAGTTTATGTTTCCACCAGAGATAGAGTTTGACCCAGACCTAAAGCTAGTAGAAGAAACAAAACCTAGTGCAAAGGTATTACCTTTCAAAGGAAAGATAGGTGCTATATCTGGAGAAGCAGATGAGTAAATATAAAGTAGTAATAGAATTACACTTTGATAAACGACCCTCTAAAAAAACTATATTAAATAGTTTGTTTGATATGCTTAGAGATAACAAAGTCAACTACGAATTACATAAACAAAACAAGGACTTAGAGAGGAGAGTTGAGAATGATAAATATAAATAAAGAAATGATACAAATATTTATAGGTATTTTAGTATGGTATTTTCTATGTTTTATTGTACCTTACATTGGGTATTGACTACATAAAAAATGTAATGTATAATGAGGAGTATATGGAAAATAATATGTATGTAATATCTATGCCCTATCCTAACAATATAAAGTTACCAGATATTTTAGAAGAAGATGATGGGCAAGTTATGTATTTTGAAACTGAAAAAGAAGCAAAGAAATTTCTACAAAGTTTGTATGACGAGAGAGGATTTATGATACAAGCATTGGTAGATGATAACGTGCAGATAATGAGGGTGCAATGAACGAAATAGAAATTCTTAAAAAAAATGTTCGAGACCTACAAGAGCAATTACGTACTGCTTATGTGAGAATCAAACAGTTAAATGAAGAATTAAATAAATTAAAAGAACCTGACAAAGGTCTATATAATCCTGATGCAAGTCACATAACTAGAGATTTTAAAACAGGTGGATAGAGCAAGAGAAAGAAGACTAAAAGCTACAGGTAAATGGTTTAAAACTGTTAAGAAAAAAAGTTTATGGTTAAATCATATCTTTCCTGTTCTTTTAGTATTAGGTTTTATTTTTTATATTATTAACTTATAAGAGGAAAAGATGAAGAATTTATTAGCAGATGAAATTAAACAGCTAATTAAAGAACGATACTATGAATATCTAGAAGAGGGTTATGAATCTTTTGAAGCTATGGAATTAGCTAAAAGAGATATACATGAAACAAAAGAATCTGAAATAGATACTTATAATGAAATGTATAATAGTTCTTTTGAGGTTGACTAAAATATATAAATAATATATAATTAATTTTTATGGAGAAACGTATGGAGAAAACATGGCTAGACAGGGGTGCTTGTCCTAAGTGTGGTTCAAGTGATGGTAATGTTAGACATTCTGAAGGATATAGCTACTGTTTTTCTTGTAACACTAGATTTGGAGAGAGTATGCAACAAGAAAAGGTAATACCAATGAAGACTGAAAGTTTAATTAAAACTGTGGGTACTACAGGTGCTTTGACTGAAAGAAATATTAGTAAGGAAACTGCACAAAAGTATCACACACAGGTAAAAGTAAATGGTAATATGAACACACACCATATCTATAAGTATTTTGATAGTGGTGGTAATAATATAGGAAACAAAGTAAGAGATGTACCTACCAAGAATATGTGGGTAGAAGGTAATATATCTGATGCGACTTTGTTTGGACAAAATTTATTTACAGGTGGTGGTAAATACATAACCATAACTGAAGGAGAGGTAGATGCAATGTCTGCCTATGAGTTATTAGGTAGTAAATGGGCATGTGTGTCTGTTAAAACAGGTGCAGGTTCTGCAGTAAGAGATTGTAGAAAAGCATTTGAATATCTTGATAGTTTCCAAAACATAGTTATATCATTTGATATGGATAAACAAGGACAAGAAGCTAGTGAGAAAGTAGCACAGTTGTTTAGTCCAAACAAATGTAAGATTATGAATATGGAATTTAAAGATGCAAATGAATATCTAAAAATGGGTAAGAGAGAAAAGTTCTCACAAGCATGGTGGAACGCACAACCTTATACACCTGCAGGTATTATTAATCTAAGAGACTTAGGAGATAAATTATATACAGAAGATTTCTGTGAGACTGTGCCTTATCCCTGGGCTAAGTTAAATGAAAAGACTTATGGACTAAGAACAGGTGAGTTGATTACATTTACATCTGGTGCAGGTATGGGTAAGTCTTCTATTATGCGAGAGATGATGCATCATTTACTAAAGAATACGAATCATAACATAGGTATACTTGCATTAGAAGAGGGTATTAAAAATACTGCATTTAATATTATGTCAGTAGAAGCCAATGCTAGATTATATATCAAAGAGATTAGAGATAAGTTTAGTATGGAGCAACTAAAAGAATATGAAAAACAAACTATAGGCTCTGGTAGATTTTTTGCCTTTGACCATTTTGGTTCAATAGATAATGACGAGATATTATCTAGGGTTAGGTTTATGGCACAAGCATTAGAATGTAAGTGGGTATTTGTAGACCACTTATCTATCCTTGTATCTGGACAAGAAGAAGGAGATGAAAGAAAGTCCATTGATGTATTGATGACTAAGCTACGAAGTCTTGTTGAACAAACAGGTATTGGTATGTTATTAGTATCTCACTTGCGTAGACCTGCAGGAGATAGGGGTCATGAAGATGGTAAAGAGATTACACTTTCACACTTACGTGGTAGTGCAAGTATTGCTCACTTATCTGATGGTGTGATTGGATTAGAAAGAAATCAACAGGATACTGATGAAGTGAAAGCTAATACAACAACACTAAGAATATTAAAGAATAGATACACAGGAGATACAGGTATAGCTACACATCTACATTATAATAAAGAGACAGGTCGTATGAAAGAGATTGACAATCCTTACGAAGTAGACTATAATGCAGAAGATAATACAGAGGAGGTACCTTTCTAATGAAGTGTTGGCATTGTGGAACAGAGTTAATATGGGGTGGTGACCATGACATTGACCATGAAGATGAAGATTATTGTATGGAAACAAATTTATCTTGTCCTAATTGTGGTTCTTTTCATGTAGTATACTTACCAAAAAATGAAACAGAAGAACCAGAAATGTGGGAACATTATTGTCATGAAGAAAAAAGTATGATGGCTACAGGTAAAGGTGAACCTTGTAACTGGTGTGGAAAGGAGGAGAAAGATTGTGAGAGTTGTGCTTGATATAGAAACAGATGAACTAAATGCTAGTGTAGTTAATTGTATTGTAGCTAAGAATATAGATACAAATGTATTTACAGTATTTGACCCAAGTAATATGCATGTGTTTAAAAACTGGTCTAAAGATATTGATAAATATATAATGCATAATGGTTTATCTTTTGATGCTCCTGTGTTAAATAGATTATTAGGTGTAGAAATAAAACCCTCACAGGTAACAGATACATTAATACTATCTCAAATGTTTAATCCATTACGAGAAGGTGGTCATAGTCTTGGAGCATGGGGAGATAGATTTAAATTTCCTAAAGGTAGTATAAATAGTTTTGCAACATACACACATGAACTAAGAAAGTATTGTCAGCAAGACGTAGATATAACACATAAGTTATATGAATATTTAAAAAAGGAAGGACAAGGTTTCTCAAAGTCTTCGATTGATTTAGAGCATCAAGTGAGAGTTATTGTAGACCAACAAGAAAGAAATGGTTTTTATCTTGATGTTAAAAAAGCTATGTCTTTATACAATACATTAAGAGATGAAGCAAATGAATTAGAAAAGTGGGGTCGTATACGTTTTGACCCAACAAGAAAAGACTTAAAAACAAAAATAAAATACATACCTTTTAATATAGGTTCAAGACAACAGATAGCTGATAGACTTATGGAGATAGGTTGGAAGCCTAAGAAACATACAGATAAAGGTAATGTTATTGTTAATGAAGAGGTATTAGATGGTATTGATTTACCAGAAGCTAAAAAGATTTCTAGGTACTTGTTACTTCAGAAAAGAATAGCACAAATCAAGTCATGGATAGAAGCATGTGATGATAATG